GCCAGAGGTGGCGGTCAATCCTGTTTTAACAACGTAGTTTGCTGCGCTTGGATCGTCAGCAACACTAATGACATCGCCAGCTTTGATGCCAGTGCTGTTCACGGTGCCGCCATCAACGGTGAGCGTCGTGGAGCCGACTGCCACATTGCCGTTGTTGATGAGGTATCCGGTGCCTGCGCCTTTGGTGTGGCTCTGCACGCCTGCGCTTGAGCGGATGCTCATATTGAAAAGGTTGAGCAGTTCGCCACGGCGAAGGGTTGCATCGGTGCCAGCATCACCCACGTTGGTCAGCGTCGAACGCTTGCGGAGGTTGGCACTGGCTGCGGTGTTGACCACAAGCGAAAGCATACCGTCAGACATCGGGGTGCCGTTGTCTTCCAAGATGCGGTAGAGGTCAGCCAAGATCTCAAAGTTGCTGCCGAAAGGAGCGGTTCCAGCGGTTCCAACTGCGCGGCTTGCACCTTGGTAGGCAGCGGTGGCAATCGAGGCTTCGATGGTGTTCCGCATCTTGCGGATCGCCTGCTTGTAGAGTTGCTGCAAGGCAAGCTCTGCACCAACGGTGTTGGCAAGCTGCGCCCATTGCTCACCCTTGAGTGGAATGGATGCTCCAGCGTAGGAACTCAGGGTCAGCGTTTCGGTGGAGGTCGTGATGTCGTTGGCATCAGGCACCGTCATCGCTGGGGTGTAGCTGGTTTCAAGCGTTGGCTCCGTGGTCCGCATCGAGGTAACGGTGCCGCCGGCGGAGATGCCTTCAGAGCCTCCGTTAACGATCACGCCTTGCGCGAATCCAGTTGGTTCAAGTGCGACAAGATCGCGAGCTTGATAAAGCAGTTCAGTGAGTCCTGTAAGAGAGATGTCGTTTGCCATAATGTTTTAGAGTTGAAGTGAAATGAGTTTGGTTGAGGTGATTAGTCAGAGAGTTTTCCGCCAGCGCGGATGAATGCGTTGGCTTGATTTGCCTTGAGCTTTTTGAAGTCGGAATGCTTCATCGTTTGCTGCTCGGTGGCGGCTGCGTCTGAATCGCGTGCGATTGGGTCAGTGCCAGCGGAAGCAAGTCGGTTGATCACTTCGGCATCGACCTGCGCGGCGGCTGCGGCTTCGATCTCAGCAACGCGAGAGGCAAGGGCTTCTTCGGCTGCGGCTGCGGCGGCTTGTGAGGTGGTCACAAGTGCAAGAGCGGCATCACGTTCAGCAGTGATCGTCTCGATTGTTGCGCGGAACTCATCGGCGGCATTTGCGAGTGAATCGCGTTCCGTGGTGAGGCCCGAAATGGACGCTTGGAGGTCTGCGATTTCTTGGGATTTGGAGAGTGAAAACATAGCCATTGTGAAAGGTTGAAAATGTCAAACGAGCAAACGCGAAACACGCTCATCTAGCGTGTCGTTGCTGAGTTCATCGACTAGATAAAGGTCGTCGGCTAAAGCACCGTCAAACCATTGGCCTTGCATCGTGGAGTCTGCGACTTTCGGACGCTTGCTGGTCACGGCTGATTTAAAGTCGGCATACATGGAATCGACCTGTGCTTGCAGCATTTCCGTTTCCTCGTCGGTCAGCGGTTTCCATGATGCGCCGATGCCTTTATACTTGCCTGCACTGATCATCTGCATTTTGTAGCCTGCGATCTCCATTGCGCGACTGGCATCAAGAACGGCGATGTAAACGCCAATGGAACCAATGACGGAAGATGGCGCGGCAGTGATCTTGGTCGCCTGCGCTGCGAGGTAATAGCCAGCACTGCAAGCCATCACATCAACAAAAGCTTCGACGTATTTCGTCTTGGCCAATGCCGCAATGCGTGCCGCTGTTTCCGGTGTGCCAGTCACACTGCCACCGGGAGAATTGATATAGAGCAGCACCTTGGCGATTGAAGGGTCTGCCGCTTGGTTCAACGCCTCGTCAATGTCCGCGAGGTCAACGCCACCATAGCAGTTGAGGTCCATCATGGATACTCGCTTGTCGATCACGCCCTCAATGGAGATGACGGCGACGTTTCCGACTCGCTGGAAGACTCGTTGCTGGCGATACTCTTTTTCGTCGTCTTTGATTGCCTGCGGTTGGATCACTCCAGACCGTTGGCCGCTGATTTGAGTGAGCAGTTCGCTCTCAAATGTTGCGCGGGTAGGTCCGTGCAGCATCAACGGCGATGCAAATAGCTTGGCGAATAGGCGAGGGTAGATGGCTGCGGCACTCATGGTTCTGGTTGGTTAACGGTAATGTTGTTTTGCGCTCCCGGTGTGGGTTCATACACCCACTCCACCGGGACTCCGTGCTGGTCGCACATTTCGCGGACACGCTTGAGATATTTAATGTTGTCGGAGATTTCAGCGTAGGCATCGAGTCCTTGCTCATCGAGAAAGCGCGGGATGCTCATGCCTGCATTTCGGGTCAGCGTTTTAAACGCATTAGCCATGCGGCCAAGGTCCACGGTTAACTTCTTCGGCCCTCGGAAAACGAGAGTTGAAAACCAGTAGGGGTCTTTTGGTGCGCGGATGCGTCCGGCTTTGATGCCATTGGAGATTTTCCAGATCACCTCGCGGCGAACGAATCGCCAAGTGATTTGATCGTAGAGCAAGTCACACGAAGATTGTGCATCCTCCATCTGCCCACGGTATTCAGTGCCGCCGATGTCTCCGAGTGACAACATCACCGTTGGCGAGCAATCAAAGCCAATGGCAAGCTCGGCGAGAAGCAACTTGTAGAATGCGACAAGATCACTGCCGGGATGGTTGGAGCTTTTAAGGTCAATCTCGCCGTTCTCGCCCACGTAGTTTATCATCGACCCATACACTTTCTCTAGTGCTGCGGTATCGCTTGCGCTTTCGTCTGCTCCAAGTTTGGAGATCGCGCCGACTGCTCCTTTTTGCCCACGTTTTGCGGTCTTCTTGACCTGCACGGCAAGCGCACTATGCAGCTTTGCGGTGCCTGTGATAAGCGATCCAAGGTCGAGAGCATCGATGCCTTTATTGAGGCCGCTGTATGCCCACGGCAGGAACCTGTGGCCTCTGACTCTGCGCCGTCTGCCAATGTGCAGGAAATCTTGCGCGGGAATCTCAACGTGTGCGATGTCCTTTTTTCCGTATTTCGGCAGCGTTTTAACGGCGAAGGCAATTGGTCGCTCAAATTGATTCACCTTCACACCATCATCCCAGCCCTCGGCAATCGCGCCGTAGCCGATGGCGCCGGGAGTTTCGATCTCGAAAACGTCGAGCGGTTGGATCATCGGCAAGCCTCCCGAAGACCTCACAAAAGCGGCGTTAAATTCGCCATCAATCATTATCGTCTCGGCTGCGAGTCTCTTCGCTTCCCATCCATCCACACTGCCGTCGATGGAATACATACCCGGATTATTCCACCATTCCTCAACGTCGCGCTGGCAGTCGCTGTTAAATTTCTCGTCCTCGGTCAGCACTCGGAAATTAATTCCTGAGCCGACTGCGTGCCGTGCAAACTTACGAACGATGCGAGTCAGCGCGGGAATATTGCTTTCAGCGGCCCGTGACTTGCGAATGATCTCGCGGCGAGTGTAGGAGGTTATTTCCTGCCTGCTGTTGGTGGGGAATGCCACAAATCCAGACCGTGCGCCGGATGTCGTCGCAGAGTCGTATGCGTTGACTCCGTAGTTTTCTCCGGTGGCTGCTTTCGCAGTTGGAATCGTGCTTTTGCTGGTTACTCTTTTTGCCATAAGTTAGCGACGAAGACTCGAAAAGTCCGGCAGGGTTGCACTTACCTCGTTGTCGTCGGTGCCGTCTCCGAGATAGCGGTTCAGAGCCATGCGGCAGGCGCGGATCACCTCGGCAGGGTTGAGGCTAACGGCCCTCTGGTAGCTCTTGCCGTTGCCGCTGCCGGAAGTAAGGGCAGAGACTGAGCCTTGCCCAGCCAGCAAAGAGGCGCGTGCAGCGTCCAAAATGGAACTGACGTAGCTTGTGCTGCTTTCGGCTATGCACTCTTGATGCAGAGTGTCGGCTAACTCATCGACGGTCATGCTCCGTAGAGCGTGTCAATCGTCGAGAGTAAAAATAAACTATGGTTAGTTTATGTGCGCTTCCAACTTGCGAGATAGCAAGGGGTGCGGCGTGTCAATTTTCAAAACTGCGCTTTGGGGTCGCTAAATTCTTCCTTAATTTTCGGAGCAGGTAGTCCCAGCCGCACGTTGCTGTTTTGCTTTTGGCTGTCACAGCGATGTTATTCGCCCTTGGCCCCTGCCTAACGGTCCACCGTCTAACTGTGCCGTCCGCCGCGTGCCATTGGAGTGTGCCGAGAAATTGACCCTCAGTCACTCGGCGCGGCTCGTTGTCGGGTGGTGATTCCATCCGCTTCATTGCCTTAGCTGCATGAGCTTTCGCAGACGTTTCGGGTGTCCATGAACCGTAGGTTTTAGAGCGTCCTTTGCGTCTAAATTTCATGAGTTTTGGATAATGCGTTGTTCTCTGACTTGCGGGCACGCTTCGGCCTGCGGAGCGACTGAATCGCTAGGACTGCCTCGGTTGTGAGTGTCATGGTGCCATTCTCCCGCTTCGCGACGGTCACACGGTTAACGCCCAGCAAGCGGGCAACCTCGGCTTGTGTGCCGAGGTGCTCGCGGGCGGCTTTGTATTCAGTGGCGGTCATGGATTCCGTGACCGGCGAGGGTGGCGACTGCCCAGGCGGGGCGGCTCATGCTGACCCGGATCGCCCAGGCTTGATCTTCTGGCGATACCTTCCAGTTGCCGCCCGCGTCGATTGGAGCGGACAGTATGCGTGAGAGCCGAGCCTTTTCGCAGGCGGTTTTGATGTCGCTTGCGTCTGGAGTCATTGTGAACCTGCCGGTGGATGTTGTGTGCATGTTTGGAGTGTGTAGCATTAAGCTACATTGTGCAAGTCCTTATTTGAAGATTTTTCACCAACGTCAGAGAACACGGCGCTGCTGCCAATTCGCAGAGCCTCATGGCAGAGCTTGTCGTTCGATGCACGGATTTCTCGGCAGACAGTGGAGATGTCGCGGAGGTCTCCGGTCGTGATGTGGATTCTTCCGTCCAAGAATGGCGGATTGTGCCACTCCGGCGTTTCGTTCCAGCGGTCGGCCAAACCCTGAAGTCGGGCAACGGCATCGAACAAGGCGGTGGACTCAACAGAGTCCCGGTCGGTGTTTTCTGGTGTATTCATGGCTTTTTTACGGGACTCTGTGAGTCACCTTGGTCGTTAGCCTCAATAATTTCCATCGTCGACGCCAACCCTACCTTCACGTCTCCTGCGCGTTCAATGTCCACCAAGTATCGGATACCGGATGCGCCCTTCGTGTAGTCGTCCACGCATTCCCTCACGTTCAGGCATTTGCCTTTGATTTCGGAATAGTCGTTGGCAGATGTAGCTTTTACGAGCTTCCCAATATACTGGTCGTAGTCATGTAGTCGTTTCATAATTCAAAAAGAAGGCTAACAAGGCGGTCATCCCAACGGAGACCCGCCTTGCTGTTGAGTTTTAGGGTTGTTTGTGAGTATGGCTTGCATCGGGCTGGCGCTCTCGGTCTCCGTGGGATACCTCAGTGTTATGCCTCATGCGTGTCGGCCTAACTGCCATTCCGCATTTGGGATTTTCTCGCAGCGACATTCCCACCCCACGAAGGAGTCGTAATAGCCCCTGAAATCGAACGGTTTCATCTCCGTTTTGCAGTAAGGGCAAACAGGCATAACAAGGCGCGTCACTTCAACAGAAGGGGCCGCTGTGTTTGAGGTAGTCGTTTCCATAGAGTCAGTCTTTAGTGTTATCGGGGCCGCGCTCCCGCCCCTTCTGTGAGTGCGCTTGGGTCGTTCGCTTCAATGAGTCGGAAGCGTCTCCACTCCCAGCCTTCCACAAGATTCTCGTTGAGTTCGTCGTCGTAGGGCTGGATTTCGGTCATTTCCACCTCTCCGGTTTTCGTGTTCACGCAAGCCCACACGAAGAGGTCGGGAGTCTGCACGGGTTCCATTTTCCCGTCGCGAGCTTCCCACGTTGAGCGGAAAAGCGAACAAGGCGCGGCAGAGCAATCCCCTACGCGCTCATTGTCATAGTAAGTGTCTTGGTCTGCGATGTTTTCTATTGGATTCTTCATTTTGGGGTAGTGGTCGGGGATGCCTGCGCTGTGACGTTGTGCGAAGAAAATCCCGCGTGGCTTTCCGCTTCGGCGACCATCGCTTGCATTTCGATCCGTCCGAGGTAGGCAGCGGTGGGTTTCTCGCGGTGGATATATTCTTTGATTTCGGCAGTGTTCATTGGGAGTTTGTTGGTGTTGATTCTCGGTTCTGCGCTAACCCTTTATAACGCCAAACAGCACCACATCAAACCTTATCTCAATTATTTTCGTGCCGCCAGAATCTCCTCGCGGATCTCCATGAGTCGCGGCTTACCCTTGTAGTCTATGCCTTTGCGCGTGCCTCGATGATCTCTTCTTTCCTGTCTGCCAATTTCGCTTCGATAAGCATACCGAGAACGAGCGTCATTTTTTCGCAATCTCCAAGGTGGTTCCCGTCCGGTCCGCTAACAATCCATTCCAATTTCAAACTACCGTCATGCTGTTTCTTTTCTTCGGTATGCTCTGAGGTCAACTGGGCGCGATAGGTGCGGCAGATGTCGCGAGGTAGCCACCATTGTTCTTTGCGCTCCTTGATGCAGTTGTAATACAGTTGCTGTTTTATGGTATTATCTTCATAAGAAATTAGCTCTAGCCTGTCATCATAAACGGGTGTCTGGCGTATCGTTTGCCCTCGTAACTGCATCCAGCCGCCGCCCTTCGATGGACTAAAAACGTGCTGGTTCTTTTCGCAAAAGTCGTATGCTTTTTTATTCTGCATCGCTTCAAAGCCGGAGTCGATCAGTCCAGCAGAAACACGGTAGGCCGTGTCACCGAATCGGAACTCATGCCTTGTTCCATCTGCCTTTGCTTTAATGCCAGCAAACTCTTCTATTTGCTCCCAAGATACCGCGCCACCATAGTCAATCAATGCCGTCCATGTTGGCACCTCTGGCATTTCCTCAATGATGCCATGAGCGCGAATCACCCACCAAAATCCGCTTTGCTGAATATCGACGCACATGGTTAAAATAATCGGCTCCCGTGGCAAAGTGCGGAGCGCATAATCCGGCGACATTTTGATGATCACATCAAGGTCAGTCTCTTTTATTTCTGTGGCGTGGCGGACGAACGGCAGACCGAGTTCATCATTCCAGAATGAGTGCATCTTGCCTATGTTTCCACGCGCAGCCAAGAACTTGTTCGCCAAGGTGCCGATGTGCTCAAAAGGACTCATTCCCGTCCATGCGTGAAATGAGATATGGTCGTCCGGTGCTTTAATGTTGTGCGCTCTCAGTGTCACCCTACGCATCATCCAGTTCAGCTTGTGAGCAGGCGCAAGAGCTTCGCAGTATCCGCATAGGTAGCTCGCTTCCCGTTCCACCTTCTCAGTGTCATACTGCTTCTCATCCTCCGGTCTGCGGCAATGTGCGAAGCCTACCGACATGGTTTTTTCCACTGAGGTCACGGGATCGCCAATCGGGAAACCGTAGGCATCAAACTCTGTCGAGTCATCCCACGGCACCTCTTTTTCCTCCGGAAAGAATGTCATGCGCTGCGGCTTGTTGCAGGTCGGACAAGGGAAATAGGCAGCGTGCTGTGTGCCGTCTTTCCAGCGTGTTGTGATGCGCCCGTAGTTGTCCGTTGGTGTGCTTACCTCGATGATCTTCCTTGTCCTCCAGAAGTGTTTGGAACGGCCAATCATGATGTCATGGATTCCGGCCTCACTTTTAACGTCATGCTTGCACTTGTTGCTCTCATTGATCACCACCAATTCCGCTTGGAATCCCGTGGTGTCAGAGGGCGAGCCTGCGCCAAGCATATTCAATTTTGACCCTTCAAAGAACATCTCTGAGAGCGTCCAGTGCGTGCGGTCCTTGATCGCCAAACGTGCGGCAGGCTCGCAGTCGTCAACGTGCGGTTGGAACTCTGATCGAGCAAAGCGGCGAGCAGTGAAACGTGTAGCATCAAGCCAACCAATCGGGCCTGACCATGTGGCGATCTTGTGCAAGACGCAGACAAGGGCGAAGAAGGTTTTACCCACACGGGCAGAGCCTTGAATCGTCACGAATCGCGTTCTCTTGCGCCAATACAATTGCCACACCAAACGCCAGAAGCGTAGTCGCCCGGTGTTAACTTGGCCGGGGTTGAGTGAGCCGACGATCTCAGGAATCTTGACGTTCCTATCTGCCCACTCCCAGACTTCCTCTTTCGGGCGCGGCTGGAAAATGGTTTCAGCCATGCGCCGGAAGGT